GAAACCATACCACCTTGAACAGTAGTATATTGAAAGCTTTGCCATTGATCGTCTTGCTTACCTTTTAGATACATCTCATAAGACCAATTACCATAACCTTTAGGTGTTCCACACATCATTACATCTCCTAGTGTATCTGCAACAGAAGCACGTAATACCTCAAACCAAGTTCTTTTGTCTATATCTGCAAACTCATCAAGTATTAAAAAATTTAATCCTGTTCCTCTAAGTGAGTCGTAATTCTCTGCACCTTTTAGTGATATTGTACTATGTGATTTTCTTATTTTTATTGTAAGTGTAGTTTCGTTTATATCCTCAATCCAATTAAATTGATTTAGCATTTCTTTTAAATTAGACCAACATATCTCTTTAGCCATTTTAAAAGTTGGTGCTACATACCATATCTGCTGATTGGGTCTTGATGCGTATTTCATCATCTCAGTAATACATAAATAAGTCTTACCGAATCTTCTGCCTGATATTAATACTCTAAATCTTTTGTCTGACGAACTGACCTCGTATTGTGGCTTAGTCAATTTGATTTTCATATTAGGTCGTTGATACTTCCTCACATCTAAACTGAATCATAATCTTTCCAGCATTTACTTCAATCTTTCCTAACTCTTGGTTTATCGTAAGTGCATTCAAATATCCAGCAGTAGAACAATCATAGAAGCTGTCATAATAGTTAAAATTAGGTTGAGGGTCAGAACATTGTTGATAAATCGCAGAACAGATTTGTATTACTAACATATATTTCATAGCCAATTTATTATTCCCCAAATGCCAAAAATTAAATACATTGTTTCCATGTACAATCTTGGCATTGATTTAGACCTGTAAGAGTCGTAAATCCATATTGCACAGGACATTACCGATAAACACCAACCTAAAGATTGAAGATAATTTATTTTAAATGTTGTTAATATTATTACACTACAAAGTGCTAAAAGGAAACCACACCATCTCAGCTTTCGTATCGCACGATTTAATCTGACCATAATGTGTCCTCATAATTAATTACTTAAAGAAATGATTTTGACAATCTTCTTTGCTCCCATGTATATTTCTGTTTCTGCTTTGATCTTTTGACAACTAAATCTTACATTTTCAGGATTTACTTCTCGTTCAGCTAATCTCTTTGATTTTAAACAATCACTCATTTTTTCTTTATAAGTATGCTCTACAATATCACCTTTTAAAAATAATAATAATGCTACTACTGACTCTATCATTTGTAACTTCCATTTGCTCTTACTTTGTCTTTTAACACTTCTAAAGACTCAGTTATTTTATCTACGTCTTTTATCAATCTTTCTATATTAACTTTATTATTCATCATCTCATCTACTCTTTTAACTAATTTTTCTATTTCTACAATACTATCTTCTATCAATAAAAATTGTTCGGCATCTGCTGGTAAAGAACCCATCTCACCTCTTGGCCACTTAATCCTAAATTCTGTGTTTTTTTCTAAATCACTTTCCATAAGTTTAAGTTTTGTACTATGCACATTCAGAGTCTCAACCACTCCAAAATATGCCCATACACCAACTGCAACAGCACCAATGATAGCAACTAAATTTCTTATTGGTAAAGAAATCTGCGTATTGTCATTTACTTTCATAACCTTTTGTAATCCATTTTATAATCTTCTTTAGAATTTTTCTAAACTTCTTCATAATCTAAATCCTTTTTGCCATGTGCGAATCGCCCAAAAGCTTGGAGAAAGCGATTTTTGACCACGAACTTTTGCAAGTATTGGTCTAAATCTTGCCATAAAGCTTCTACGTCTAGCTGGGTCATTTCTGCCTATACTCATTCCCTTTTGACCAAAGTTTACCTTTTGGACTCTACCTGTTTTTCTATTCCTAACAAATACTTTGAACTTTTTTACATCACCTCTTTGTACTTTGTTAAGTTTTACTGTTCTTCCTCTGTACTTTGCCATTATTGGTATTTAACACTTATTGAGGTTCTTCGCCACCACAAATATACCCTATAACTTGTTTGCCCTTATATTCGTGGTAATAAAGGTTACTGAATAATTTTCTTTGTTTAGTTTCTGTTATCTTTACATTGTAATGATACCAAGAATCACAAGGCATGTGTATTTCAAAACTATCTAATTTTATGTCTCCAAATGTCGTTAAATACATTAAAGTTATAATAATAGGTTTCATCTTACAAAATGTCTAGGTCGCCATTTATTACAAACATAAACATCTTTTACACCAAAGCTTTTGTAAATATTGCAGAATGATCTTTTATTGCTATATTGCCCACAGTTACCACAACTACCTCTACCTTGTGATTGTCTAAAATCTTGTGGCAATCTAAAATCTATCATCTCACCATTAGGATAAAAATTACTTCTCTTTTGAGTCATCTTGTTTTGCCTTGTAAAATAGTTCTAAAAATTTTTTATAAGCTAAACCTGATTTGTACTCATCTTCTTGCTCTGATTGTTTTTTTAAATCTTTGAGCATCTTGTCAAACTCTAAAGCTTCTTTATCTGATACTGTCATCTTCCTTGTCCTTTATACTTCTTCCAATTTTTTCTTTTATGTTTATTCATTGTGCTTGTTATTGGTCGTCTTCCTAAACTTGTTCCTTTATATGTTCTTTCATATACAACTGTCTGACCAAAGACATTCCCTTTTCTTTTAGCCATCTACTTTTTCTGCTTCTATAATAAGTGGTAAAGGTTCTGTTACATTTGTCTGTTGTACTTTATCAGACATACCTAAATAGTTTTTACTTAAAAATATCTGCATCATTGTGTTGTCTTTTTTAACAGCTTTATCATACATTTTTTTTCTTAAACTTGCTTTTCCACGTTCTTTGTATTGATCAATAATTTCGGCAAAATTTCTTTTTAATGTTCTTGCTGATACGTTCATTACAGAAGCAATCTCATAAGTCGGACAACCAATAGAAGCTAGGTTTTTAAGTATTTCTACATCAACTTTTGCTTTTGGTCTGCCTACTTTTGATTGTGTTTTAATTGTGTCTTTTGCCTTAATTTTGTCAGGTTTCATATGCCTTATTTATAACTCATTTCCCCAAGAATCCCAACCTTTTACTCTCTGTCTTGCAAACAACTCAATTCTACTTACATCACCACAAAGTTCTACAATCTTATTTCTGACACAATCAGGTTTCTTACTATGCTGTTGTAATTTACTAATTACTAATTGTCTTACTGATTTAGATAATCTTTTTGGTTTTCCTTTTGTTGCTAATAAACATTGTTCAGGGTTACAGCGAGTCCAATATCCCATGCCTGTAAAATAACCATTAGATTTTTTGTTTTCTTTAACCCAAGTAAAAGCTACTGTCTTAAATGTGAAACCCCACCTTTTAATAACTTCCAAAGCTTCAGGAAGCATTGAGTCAATAACCCAAATAAACAATAAACAATCATCATCAGATATAGTGCTGACAGGTAAATTATAAATATCGTTAATATTAAGGCAATCGTAATGCCGTACAGCAGATCGTTTTTCACCTTTACTAGAATATGTTTTAAAATGCCAAGCTGGGTCTGCATATATAATCTTATATTTTTTTTTAGGAAAAGGTATCAATTTTGTATCTTTTCCATTTTAATAATACAGCTTCTAGGATAAACATTTACATCTCCAAATACTTCTTCGTTATCATCATGAGATGCAAAAGTTTTGACATATTTCTTATCTTTAGAAAATATATAAGCTTGTGAAACCATAATACTAGGTTTAAATTTGTTTAATTCATCTACTGTATGCCACCCACTATCACCTGTTGGGTCTGCAAATCTGATACTATAAAAATAATACTTTTTATTAGCAATCTTGATGTGCCTAAATTTTGCCTTTTTTTGTTTTCTCATTAGTGCTTCTTATGGTTCTGACTTTCAAGGAGAAGTTTGATTTGTAGTTTTAATCGTTGGTTCTCCAATGATAACCTTATAATACGTTTTCTGACATATTTAAAGATTCTTAATAGACCA